GATGAAGCGCGAGAGCTGCAAAATACAGATGCTTATTCTGCAATGGTGTACACGACTCAAGCGCGACCACGCTCTCAAATCTTTATGGCTAGTTCAGCCGGTGATGCTTTTAGCGTAGTTCTTAACAGAATTAAGGAACAGGCACAAAAAGCCATAAGCGCACCTGATTCAGATAAAACAATTGGATGGTGGGAGTATTCAGCACCTTATGGTTGCGCATTTGATGATGTAGAAGCATTAAGGCAATCTGTACCGGCATTGGGCTACACAATCGACATGGAAACCATCCAAGCGCGGTTAAAAGATCCAGAGCCAATGATCCGTACAGAATTACTTACTCAATGGATTGAAACGCTTAAAAATCCATTCCCCGAAGGAGCATGGCCAGATTCATTGGTTGAGGGCTTGGAATTGCCAGTTGGCAAACCTACATGGCTCGCAGTCGATGTTTCACCCGATCGTAGGCATTGTTCACTTATGGGCGCGCAACAAATGGATAATGACCGTATTGGTGTTGGATTGATTCAAACTTGGGAATCAACCACATCTGTAGATGATTTTAGAATCGCAGCCGATGTTTCCACTTGGGCGCGTAAATACTCAGCACAAGTTGTTGGATTCGATAGATATACGGCATCTGGCATTGCAGCTCGTTTAGCCAGCGCAGGAATCCCAGTACAAGATATGTCTGGCTCAATTTTCTATCAAGCATGCGATGAATTGCTAAGTGCCATGTCATCCGGCAGATTAGCGCACTCAGGGCAAGAGGAATTGACAAAACACATATACAGTTGCGCACGCAAAGAGGGAGCAGATGGTGGATGGCGAATTATCCGAAAAGACTCAAGCGGATATGTTTCGGCAGCCGTTGCACTTGCAATGGTTATCCATTTTGCATCTAAGCCAAATCAAGTAGCCGGCATCTTTTCCGTTTGACAATGCGCGAATGTGTGATATGCGCTATCATTTGAATCTATGGGCATTCTTAACAGTTTTCGCACTGTAACAGCTGCAACTAATACATTTCCAGCAATGGCAGATGTAATCATGGAAGCACAAAACGCTCCAGTCGTTTACAGCACTGGATACGCTTATTATGATCCAATTGGTTATGTAAGTGCTACACGCGACCAAGCCATGTCATTGAGTGCAGTTGCCAGATGCCGCAACATTATTGCTGGAACTCTTGCAAGTATTCCCCTAGAACTCTACAGTTCAAAAGGTGAGGAATTACCACGCCCAAGATGGATGAAACAACCAGATCCCAACTCAACCCGTGGGGCTACCCTCGCGTGGACAATTGACGACTTAATTTTTCATGGCAACGCCTATTGGCAGATCATAGATGTTTACAAAGAGGATGGGCGACCATCTGCATTTAGATTTATTCCTTACAGCCGTGTTACTCCTAATTATAATTTTAATTCAACTTTAGTTGTTGGATATTCAGTAGATGGTGCAACTGTTCCCAATAGTGGGTTAAATAGTCTTATTACTTTTCAAGCCCTCGATGAAGGGGTTTTGAAAAGAGGGGCGACCACAATTAAAACTGCTCAATCACTGGAGCAAGCTGCTAGGCGTTCGGCTGAGGAACCTATCCCATCTGGAACCTTACGCAATACAGGAATGGACTTACCAGAGGAACAAGTTTTAAGTTTATTATCAAAATGGAAAACTGCTAGAAGTACACGCGCAACTGCATATCTTACAAGCAATCTTGAGTTCAAGGCAGAACAGTTTGATAACTCTCAACAGCAATTAGTAGAGTCCAGAAAAGCAATGCAAACTATGTTGGCTCAGATGATGAATGTTCCACCATATTTAATTGGTGCTGAATCCGGTTCATCAATGACATATAACAATGCCGAAGGTGAGAAGCGTTTTCTAGTTGATTTTAGTTTGAGAAATTACATTACACCTATTGAACAGCGTTTAAGCATGGATGATATTACTATCATGGGTCAATATGTTGAGTTTGATTTAGATGATTTTCTAAGAGGCAACCCTGCCGAAAGAGCTGCATTTTATCGTGATGTTGTTCCACTTGGAATTCTTACTGTAGATGAGGCAAGAGATTTAGAGGATCTAGCACCATCCAATTCACCTGTTACACCACCACAAACGGGAGTACCTATAAATGGAAATTAATTTTTCTGCAACTGAAATCAATTTAACTGCTAACACATCTAAGCGTGAAATCTCAGGCTTGATTGTTCCATTCAACAGTGCAGGTTACACAAGTGCCGGTGAAGTTGTTTTTGAAAAAGGCGCATTTGGAAATATAACTGCAAGCAAAATTAAATTGTTAAGAGATCATGATATTTCTCAACCTGTTGGGCGTATGACTCAAGTTACTGAAACTGCACAAGGTTTAGAAGCCACATTTAAGTTGGGTTCATCAACTCGGGCACAAGATACATTGCTAGAAGCATCCGAAGGGCTAAAAGACGGATTGAGCATTGGCGCGAAATTAGATCAATGGAGTGAGAAAGATGGCGTGATCTATGTATCAGCTGCCACAATCAAAGAGGTTTCCGTAGTTACTGAACCAGCATTTTCAGAGGCTCGGATCGCTCTAGTTGCGAGTGCAACAGAGCCAGAACAAGAAAAGGAAATACTAATGGCCGAAACAAATCCAGTAGCCGAAACGGAAGTTTCGGTTGAAGCCGCAGAAGTAAAGGCATCCGCCCCAACTCCTGCAACTCAGGTATTTACTGCTCCACGCGTTAACACAAATGTAACTGCCGGACAGTACGCAATGGCACAAATTAAAGCATCACAAGGCGATGCAGATTCACGCGATTTAGTTGCAGCATTGCAGATTGCAACAGTCAGCGAAAACACAGGAATGGTTCCACCTAACTATCTAAAAGATGTTATTGGTGTTATTGATTCACAACGCCCATTTATTGATTCAATCGAACGCGCTCCACTTCCGCAATTTGGGATGAAGGTGTTCACACCAAAACTTGGTACTCAGGCAACTGTTGCACTAACTGCTGAAGGTGCAGAGTTTTCGTCAACTGACACCACAGTAACTTTCCAAGAGGATTCAATTGTAAAGTTTGCAGGCGCAGGCGTAATCAATGTTGAACTTCTAGATCGTTCAGATCCATCATTCTTGGATTTATATTTGAGAGAACTAGCTGCATCTTACGCACAAAAGACCGATGCCTACGCATCTAACATTGCTGCACAAAACTCAGCAGCATCAACCGGCTCAACAATCTATAAAGCAATTGCAGATGGAATTGCAGATGCTTACGGAGTCATGAAGCGCACACCAAATAACCTTTTGGTTTCAAATGGTGGCGGTTCCGGAGATATTGATTTCTCAGGACTTCTTGGTGCAGTTGATACAACCGGTCGCCCAATTTTTGCAGCAGCAGCTCCTATGAATGCAAACGGATTGGTTTCACAAGGTTCGACTGTTGGTACAGTTGCAGGATTAAATCTTGTTGTTGATCCTTACTACACAGGCAATGATGCAGGTGTGAAGTACGGCTTGGTTTACCCAACCGAAGCAATGCGATTCCACGAGTCGGGTACTCTTGAGATCCGCGCAAACATTGTTGCTAATGGTCGCATTGAAGTTGGTGTTTATGGTTATGTATGTGTTGTTAACCGTTACCCAACTGCATTCCGTTACCTCACAGTAGCGTAACCACAAACTAGATCGGGAGCCTTCCGGTTCGCCCCTTCCGAATGAGAAGGCTCCCACCCTAAAGGAGTAGAGATGGCATTTGTTACAGTAGCCGAACTGAGAACTACACTCGGAATCGGTGCGTTGTACACGGATGCCGTATTGCAACAAATTTGCGATAGTTCTAATTTAATTATTGATGAATACTTGGCAAAAAACAATGCTTATGTAAATGAACAACAATTATTAAGCAAAACAGTAACCCTTTACACAGCCGATATCAATCCATTTGTGGTTGGGCAGGTTGTTACTATCAGCGGTTGCGGAGCCACATTTAATGGATCTAAAACAATTACTGCTGCTGATTCTTATTCAATTAGTTATGTTTTAGGCGGCAGTCCAGCAGATCAAGTTCGCCATCTTGTTTCACCTTATGGAACTATCACGGGCACTGTGCACATTGACTATGAAAACATTGCACCAATTAGTGAAGCTGCAATGAGCGTCGCAGTGGATATTTTTCAAAGCCGTCAAGCCCCTAGCGGTGGCATGACAGGCATCGATTTTCAACCAGCACCATATAAAATGGGCGTGTCGCTCCTAAGCCGTGTCAAGGGGCTTATCAGCCCTTGGATGTCCACTTCTGGAATGGTTGGCTAATGTCTTGGGCAACCCTAAGAACATCTGTAGCCTCAGCCGTTGCCGATGTAACCTTATTTCAGACTTTTAGTTATCCACCTAACGCCCCGATCCCTAACTCGGTGATCGTGTCTTGGGATGATCCGATGATTGAACTTGTCAACAATCAGACATCCCTCAGCTGCTACGCAAACCTAAAACTTACTTTTACAGTTCCAGCCCTAGATAATCAGGGGAATCTTGCCGGAATTGAATCAATCATCCAGAGCGCAATTACTAAGTTAAAAACTAACTTAACAGGCGTTACAATTAGAACTGTATCTGCTCCACAAATTTTCTCATTACCAAGTGGGGATCTAATGAGTGCGGATGTCAGTTTACAAGTCATCACTACATTTGGGAGTTAATATGGAGTCATACAAGGTAATTGGCGATTCACTTGTTGCCGGTAAAGCAAAAGGTGAAATTGTCATGGCAGATGAGTTAGATAACGCTGAGTCAATCAAGTATCTAATTGATAACGGTCATATCGAAACAGAAACCAAAAAAGCAAAGGATAAAGAATAATGGCAGTATTCCTCGGTAACGGCGTTCAGTTGTCAGT